CCGTCACTTCTTGTACCTCGCCCTCTTGGTTCCCTGCCGTTACAACTACCTTGTCGTAATAAGGTATCTCAAACTCATCATCATCAAGTTCGGTATCTTCATCCCAACCAACTACAGCAGAATAGCCTCGATAAGCCTCATCCCTGCCTGTGATTAAAAACTCCGCGCTGACGCCCAGCACCTCCGCCAACCCATTCATATTACTGCCCGTTGGTTCAGACTGACCATTACGCCATTTACCTACAGCTACCTTAGATACGTTTAGCTTTTCGGCAATCTTGACGTTATTAAGACCTGATTCGATTATCAAGTCGTTAATCCTATGCCCCATCTGCTCTAACTCAATATTGGTCATTGCCTTTACTCCGTAAACCTAAGTTAACTATCTTATCTTAATAAGTTGTAATTGTTTTTTACTCGTAGTAAACTGTGGTTAACTTAATAATTAACGGCGGTTTACCTAATGACTCTTGACGATATCAAAGTCTTCTATGGGTTTCAGTATGACGCGGAAGTTGCTCGTAAGTTTAACCTTACCAAGACCGCTATCGGTAAGTGGCGCTCAAACGGCATTCCTACCAAGCGTCAAGCTGTCATCCAAGTTCTTACCAACAATAAGTTAAAGGCGGATTTATCAGCCTTAGCAGCAGAGGAGGCCTAACTCATGTACGACGACCCGAAACACATTAAAGACAACCGCATTAACGCACGTTTTAGCGATGACGAGTACGAGGATTTAATCCGCGTCACTGGTCTGACTGGTCTGCAAAAAAGCACGCTAGTCCGTAAAGCAACGATGAAGCTTGTCGCTGAGATTAAAGCTGAGTTTGAACGAAACCTAACCGATTATGAAGACGCAGTTTAGGCGTTTTTCGGTTACCACAAGGGGAGGTCTATGCCTGATATAGAAACGGAATTTAAAAACGATGAAGAAATGAAGCAGTTGCGATGGGCGGCAGCACAAAAGGGAATGACCGTAGAAGAGTTTACGGCCCACGCCGCCAACCAGTTCGTCAAGAAGTCCAAAGACGATATTCGCAAGCGCATTCAAAATCCTGAACCAATCCAGATTATCAAATAGGTGTTTTTAAGGCACCGAAAAGGAGACAAATTTGAAATCCACCGATAGAAGTCTATTTTCTTGCGAGCGCGAACGCTTAGCAGCGCTGGCAAGTGAGGCGGTCAGTGATTGCTCGCAAGAAGAAAGTGATAAAGAAGCGGACGACAAGGCGTTTTGGAAAGTCGTTTATATATTGGTTCACGTAGCAGCGGTATTACTCGTGCTGACAACGTTATACAGAATGTGGGGGCAGTGATGTTAAGAGAGCAGGTATTTTCAGATATTAGCAATTATCCAAAACCAGTTAATCCCGACTGGCAATCAGCGGTAGCTGAATATTTAGAAGAAGTGGGCGCAACTGACCTTGATGCACCGGACGCACCAAAGCGCAAAATTCAGCGTACTAACGATCAGCTATTTGTAGCGCTCCAGGGTCAGAAACGCAGAGAAGCAGAAGCAAGAGCGCAAGCTGAGTACCGAGAGGCGCAGGCACGTTTGGCAGACGGTACTGCTATTCATCGTCAAAAAAGAGAGCGCACGCCAGTGCTATCTAAAGCGGTTAAAAGCAAAACAGTCAGACCAACAGCAGCGCCAAAGCGCAAGTACGCAAAACGCAATAGCAGTAAAGCGGCGTTTGATGAAGCAGCAGCAATCGAAAGACGTGTGGCTATGATAAGCACGCTTAAATCAGGCGGTAAGATTGAGCAGATACCGCAAAAGCGGTGCGAAGGTGGCTATGCAGAGTATCAAACGCAGTACACCGATATTCGCTGGATTGGCCGCGTGAAAGGACTGGTCATTGCACGCATACAGCGATTCAGAAGCAAGACTTCTTACTTTGTCTTAGATGACTTTGAGCGCTATGAGTTGCCAGAGCCTATCAGTGGCTATGCTGAAGAAAAGCAAAAAATGCTAACCGCATTACTTAGCAAGAAGCTTGTGCTGGCAAGTGATATCGATAGCAGCGCTAAAGTTGCATCGCGAACGATTGCAGCATTGGCTGAGATACACGACTTGGACGTTTATACCGTGTTTGAAAGTCGTTCTGTGCATGGCTGGATATTCATCATGGACGAAGAAAAGCGCAAAGCTAAGCTCAAAGAAGTGGGCGATATGTTGCAGGCGCTGGATTTTTTGGAAGAACGAAAACTAAGAAAAGAAAATGACCGTCTGCCAATGCACGTACCTGACGTGATACTTGACGCGGCATACCGTGAGTTTAAGCGCGTTGCCAAAGATGCGGGCGCGACTATAGAAGAAGTATTAGCGGTAAAAGAAAGTCAATAAAAAACCCTTTGATCGACGAAATCAAAGGGCCTAACAAACTTAACCTGTAAGCGGAGTATATATCCATGAACGACATTATGCAAGTAAACGAAGTAAGCAAGACCATGAGCAGTCGCGAAATTGCCGAACTATGCGAAAAACGCCATGACCATGTTTGTCGTGATATCGACAATCTTAATCAGAGCTATGAACAAATGGGCCTCCCCAAAGCTGGGGAGGGGCACTACACCCATCCAAACACGGGCAATCAGCAGCATCGCCAATTTTTACTAAGTAAAGAACAGACGATTGATTTAATAACTGGTTATCGCGCTGATATCCGTATTCGTATTAATCGTCGCTGGCAAGAATTAGAACAGCAAGCGCAAGCAAGTAGTCCGGTCATGCCAGCACTACCTAACTTTACTAATCCAGCAGATGCAGCGATTGCATGGGCAGAAGAATATAAAGCTAAAGAAGCGGCGCAAGCTGAGGTTATCGAGTTAAAACCAAAGGCCGAAGCGCTGGCACGTATCAGCAGCGCAAAAGGCGCTACTGGTATTCGTGATACCGCTAAAGCTGTTGGTATGCGTCAGAACGACTTTGTAGCGTGGTGTATTGATGATACCAAGCCTATGAGCCGTCGCTTCATGTATCGCGATGATAGAGGCGTGCTTAATGCGTACTCACATCGCACCAGTGCAGGACTCATGACGCAGAAGCTACAGTCGTTCGTTGGTCATGATGGGCGTGATAGAGCAGAGCCTAGAGTTAAATTTACCCCGGCTGGCGTGGCTAAGATTGCAGAGATGCTTGAGAAAGAGCGCAATAAAGAATTGGAGCCAATGTAATGACGGTACACGTTTTTAACGTAGACGATGCAGTGAAGTACGGCATAGAAAAGGCTGTGATATTGCAGAATATGCGCTTTTGGCTGGATAAAAACAAAGCTAATGGCACTAACTTGCATGATGGCTATTACTGGACGTACAACAGCGCAGAGGCGTTTTTCAAGATATTCCCTTACTTTAAGTCAGCTAAAGTCATCCAACGCCTACTAAAAAGCATGGTAGTAGACGGCTTATTGCTGGCTGGCAATTACAACAATAAGGGTTATGACCGCACAAAATGGTACTCAATGCCTGAATATTGCGCTGAAAGCCTTGATACAAGCCATTGTTCAAAAATGACCAATGGATTGGACAAAAATGACCAATGCAATGGTCAAGAATGTCCAATGGATTGTTCAAAAATGACCAATGCAATGGTCAAAAATGACCAACCTATACCAGATATAAACACAGATAGTAAACCAGATATAAACACAGATATTGGTACTAAAAAGAAATCATCAAAAAAACCCATTAAAAAGCTCACTGATTATCCTGATGATTTTAAACCTACTGAAAAGCAAGTAGCCAAGATGAATGAGTATGGAATCAACATACCTTTATTTTTAGAAACATTTGAAAATGGAACAAAAGCGAAGGGTATTCAATACAAGTGCTGGACTAGTGCATTTACCACTTGGATAAACAACGAGATTAAATTTCGCAAGCTTGCACCGGTACCAGCACAAGAGAAATACGAGCCAGCATTTAACGGCTGGAACGACAGAAACCCTGATTACAAGCCACCTAGCCAGCAACCTGACGTTTACCACCCTAGTCAAGCAGAGTTCCAACCATCAGAGCCAGTCACCTACGTGCCAGCTATTGGAGACCCTAACTGGCGCTGGACAGAACCGCTACCGGGAATGAGCATTATTGAGACTGATCGATACATCAAAGATCATAAGCGCAAAGGCGAGAACCCGAACAAGGCTTATCAGAGACTGCTTGTTGAGATGCAGGGAGAGACGGTATGAAATTGATACTTGACCCATGTTGCGGTAGCAGAATGTTTTGGTTTGATAAAAAGGACGACAGAGCAGTGTTTACAGATAAACGCAGTGAGCAGCACACCTTGTGCGATGGACGTGAATTAATTATTGAGCCAGACATGGTAATGGATTTTACCGACTTACAGTTTGATGACGAGCAGTTCCAAATGGTTGTGTTTGACCCGCCTCACTTGCGTAAAGCTGGCAAGGATTCATGGATGGCACTCAAGTACGGCAAGCTCGATGAAACTTGGCCAATTATGATTCGAGATGGTTTTGCAGAATGTTTTAGAGTGCTCAAGCCCAACGGTACGCTGATATTCAAATGGAATGAAGACCAGATTCCAGTAAAAGATATTTTGGCACTGACAGACCAAAAGCCAGTAGTAGGACACCGCAGCGGTAAGCGTAGTAACACTCATTGGATATGTTTTTTGAAGGAGATGGCATGAGCAAACTAAAAGACAGTCACAGAATTATCTCAATGCTAAAACAGCAAACACACGGTATATGCAATCCATCTGACTTCAAAGGTCAGGACTACATACCGCATAAAGCGCGGAATAATCGCAAGACTAAGCGAGGTAAAAAGTAATGGCATCAATACAACTAGACGGCTTAACGATAGACCTCACTGATTCGATAGATCATTACAACATGTGCAACGATTCAGCGAGCGTAGAGCTATTGGGTGATAACACTCAGGTCTTAACGATCAATGTAGGGCATGACGGTTTAAAGGTACGCGCCCATTTCATCACGCTACACGATGTTATGAACGCTATCGCTGATGCCAACAGTTTTAAAGTGGTGCCGGTTATACCAGACGAGCACGCTAAAGACGCCGTTAATCATAGTGAATACTTTGATGCCGCTGGCAAGTACCACGTCAACAAGCCAGCGACTAAGCCCAAAGCAAAGCCGGTGAGCCGTAAGGCTTATCTTAAACAGACTGGCATGTTGGATTTTAGGGAGGCGGGCAAGTGAGTAAGTTTATAGCTAAGCAATCATTAATTTTAAATGATTACGAAAGTCATCGCTCGCTATCGTTTCAATTTTACGAACGCGGCGTAGTTATTAAGAGTCGGCAGGACGAGGTAAATAATAAAGAATGTGGCGCGGACCCAAGGTATTTTTCTTGCTTAATAGTCTCGCACCTAAAAAACGATGAAGCTATCAAGCTGCGTGACCGCCTTTTAGCTCGATATCCACTTGAGGCTGACAAGTGAAAAAAGACCCGGCCGACTATACCGCAGGCGAGCGCAAGTTCGCTGATTTAGTGGCAGCGCTCAAGGCTGGCAAGCCGAACGCTATGATCTATCGTAAAAATTCAGCGGTGACAGAGAATGGCGATTTTGTCATTGGGTTGACGTATCACAGCGAGCGCCAACGCTACACATGCAGCGCGATTGAGATTAACGGCGTGAGAGATAACGGCAAGCTGTGCGAGTGGGATAAAAGCGGTAAGGCTGTAGATTGCGATTGTAGCGATTTGGTTATGGGTTCGGTACATACGTCGGTCAGGACTATTTAAAAGGGCAGGAGGGTGTGAAATTGGCGCGAAAAAGCAGTAAAAGACCTTCTAGTCTTGAGCGGTTGGTCAGAGAAATCACCGGAGAGCCTAAAAACAAGTTTAATGCGGTAAAAAAGACAGTGGACGGTATTAAATTTGACTCTACAAGAGAGTCGAAACGCTATGAAGAGTTAAAGCTGCTTGAGCGTGCTGGCAAGATTAAAGATTTAGAGGTTCAGCCGGTTTATGAGTTGGTGAAAAGCGTGAAGTACAAGAATGCTAAACGTGCCAAGCCAGCCATGATATATACAGCAGATTTTAGATACTGGGATATCGAAAAAGGTGAGCTGGTGGTTGAGGATGTTAAATCGGTCGCCACCGCCAAGCTAACAGATTACATAATGCGACGGCACATGATGCTGGCATTCCACGGAATAGAAGTTTTGGAAACGTATTGAGGAGCTATCAATGACTGAGGAATTAAAGGCGCTAATTCAAGCGGCAAAAGCTGTCCGAAAGTCGCTAATTGAGTACGACGAAGACGAGCACGCCAGCGGTGAAATTTTTTACTGTGAAATGATGAGCGAGTCGGTCGACTTACTATCTTACGCTGTGAAGGAATACGAGGAATCTATTAATGACAATTAAATCTAAAACGCTGGCAGGACTGGGTATGCGAACACTTGATGAGTATGTAGATAGCTTGCCAGCTCATGCTGAAAAGCCAGAAGTTTGGGTAAATATAAACGACGACAGTTGCATCAATGTTAGCCATATTGGTAGTAAGTACGCTTATTACAGCAAAGACGGTAGCTCAGACAGTCACAGCATGGATATAAAGCATTTTACCGAGAATTATAGGCTGGCAGGACTAGGAAAAGAGTTAGCACCAGCAGCTGACGACACATTCAACGATGACACGGTAGCGCAGACTTTCGGTGTGCTAGAAAATATGCGAAAGATTATTTGTTTGAAGTGTGGTTTGGGTTACCAGCTTTACCACAACAGGGTCTCAATGGAGCGCGATGGTATGTGTCGCAAGTGTTTTGATAAGGCAAATGCTAGCAAAATGCGTCTCGTTGGTATTGCAGGCCCAGCACGCGCAGGAAAGGACACGCTCGCCAGCTATATGCTCGATAACTTAGATGGTGTTTGGTCGCGCTCATCGTTTGCAGATCCGATGAAGGCTATGCTTAACGCCATAGACGTCGATACCAGCGATGAAGCTAAGGATTTACCCTTAAATCAATACGGCTTATCTACGCGCCACATGCTACAAACACTTGGTACTGAATGGGGTCGTGACCGTAACGGCAATAGCTTTTGGATTGATGTTTTTTCAAGAAGCAATGCTGGCGAGTGCGTGATTGTGCCTGATGTTCGTTTTGAGAATGAAGCGGAGCTGGTACGAGAGCATGGCGTGCTAATTCATCTGGTCGGACGCGGCGGTATTGAAGGCAGTCACGTATCAGAAAACGCTATTGAGTTTAAGCCTGGCGATATTGTGATTGATAATTCGCGTGACTTGGCCTGGTTGCATGGTCAGGTTGATGGAAATGCGGTGTTGGGTGATTTTATTGCGGAGGTGAGCGAGTGAGAGGCATTATTCTAGCGTTGGCCGCAATTCATTTTGCCCCTTTGGTGATTGTTGTTTGGTTAGAGCTTTTTGACTTGGTGGACTTAAAGGACGGTCAGTATGTCGCTTTAATCCTCACTTCTTTAATGGGTACTTTATTCTTGCTTGGCTTGTTGTGGTGCAACAACGAGTAAGGGTGGTAAATAAAAACCGCCCACGTTGGCAGACGTGAGCGGTTTGGCTGGCAAGTAACAGAGCAATGTTATCGCATGTTGATTATATAATACTTTGAGGACGAATCACATGCAGATGACGAACAAGCAAAGAGTATTGGACGCGATTATCGACTTGCATAATCAGGAGCAGATAGTCACACGCGAAACGCTGTCTGACATAATTGATTTAAAAATGTCGATTATAGACGATAACCTAACCACGCTTACTAATGATGGTTTTATTCATCGCGTGCAGCGTGGCGTCTATGTGCCGACAGTCGAGCACAAGCCAGCGCGAATTATCAGCAAGATTGTATTGCCGGACGGCACGACAGTGATAGATATCGGTGACAAGACAGTCCTTACGCTGACACCAAAGGAGAGCAGGATACTTGGCAATCTCATGATGTGTGAGGCATTGCAGTACAGCAATATAGAGTCAGGTCATCATGCAGCGTTGACGACAGCTAAGATGGATTTAGAGTTGAAGAATATGCGCAAGGTGCTAAGAGAGTTATCAGCACACACGCAGACGGCTCAGGCTGGCTTGTTTTAAAAACTACGGAGTTAATTATGGTTAGTCGATTTTACTTAAATGCCGAAGATAAAATGAAAGATGGCTCGATAGACTGGGTGAATGATACCGTTAAAGCTATGTTTGTTAATACACAGATATATAACTTTGATGCCGCGCATTCTGCTTTATCGGATATTTCTTTATCGGCGCGTGTTGGCAAAGCTGCGTCATTGACAAACAAAAGGTTTGTTTTTGATGCAGCTGCCGCAGATGACTTGTACTTTGAATATCTGATTGGCGCTATGGTTGGCAGTCTAGTTTTATACAAAGATAATGGTGAAGACGATACAAGTGACTTAATTGTTTATATTGGCAACTGCTTTGGCATGCCTTTTTTGCCTAACGGTGGTGACGTTACGATCACTTGGGATAGAGGTTTGAAGAAGATATTTACGCTATACGACATGCCTGCCACGACACGTAGTTGCGTGTAATTCGCAAAACCTGCAAACAAGACAACAATACCTCGCAAAACGTGAGGTTTTTTTGTGCCTGACAACCATTAATTGCGATAAAACGCATTAAACGCGCATTAAATTGCTCGCCAGCTCGCACAGCGTGCGTCCTTACCCCTATAAGGTTCGCACTTTTCACGTACAGGCTCTAACATCATGCTATTAAAGGCGTTTGGAGTCTGTCATGAGTAAGAAAAACAACAAGCCCGATTGTGATTGGGAAGAAATTGAACGTCTTTATCGTGCAGACTTGCGTACCAACGCACAACTTGCGCGAGATTTCGACGTACACGCAACCACTATCACACGCAGAGCTAAGAAACATGCGTGGAAGCGTGACTTAAAGCACCGCATTAAAGAGCGCGCTAACGCATTGGTGCAAGAGCGTGCGGTTAAAGTGCTGGCAAGTGATGATCAAACGATTGAAGAAAACGCACAAATCACAGCCAACGTGCGACTGTCTCATCGTCAAGACATTGGTGATGCTCGCAGCATTGCCATGACCTTGCTCGATGACCTGAAGGCACAGATTGGCACAGACAACCGCGCACGCTTAGAAGACTTGTTTATAGCAGCGCTACAAGCAGAAGTCGTCGATGCAAGCCAGCTTGAAGCTTATGAGCGTGTCACGTCTCTTGCTAATCACGTTCGCATCATGAAAGAGCTTGCAGACACGATGACCAAGCTTGTGACATTAGAGCGTCAGGCTTATGGCCTCGATGACATGGACAGCTCGCCAGTCGATGCACTCACCACATTGCTACACAGTATTGCCAATAATAACGGCAACGCGTTTGCTGTGGTCAAAGACGATCCAGCGTATGAAGACGAGCCAGCAACCAACACCATCGGTGTGAGTGGAGATGATGATGCGTAAACGTAAAGTATTACTTGAGATTGTATTGATAGCGATTGATGTTGCATGTGTCGCTTACACCAAGCGCAAACGTAAGCGCGAAGAGCGTGATAATGCCTAACATAGTCCATACCACAGCCTTAAACCCACTACCAACCGATGCAGCTGAGCTGGCAAGATGCTTGGCTGATCCCGTTTGGCGTGTGTTTAGCGGCTGTCTGTATAAGATTATGATCAAAGGTGATGACGAAGAAGATGTTGAAGCTGAAAGCTATGTCGTACCATTCAAGCCCAATGCAGCACAGAGACTATTTGTTGATAGATTGTGGCACCGCAATATTATCCTGAAGGCTCGCCAGCTTGGTTTTACCACGCTCATAGCAATCTTGTGGCTTGACCATGCACTTTTTAATGCCGATCAGCGCTGCGGTATTATCGCGCAGGACAAGAACGCAGCCGAGGTTATCTTTCGCGATAAAGTAAAGTTTGCCTATGAGAATCTACCGGTTGAGATACGCGAGCGCTTCCCTTTAAAGCGTGACAGCGCTGCTGAGCTACTATTCGAGCACAACAACTCATCTATTCGTGTCGCAACATCCATGCGTTCGGGCACCATTCATCGTCTGCATATCTCAGAGTTTGGCAAAATTTGCGCCAAATATCCGGACAAAGCCAAAGAGGTAATGACCGGCTCAATCCCTGCCGTACCTGCCAGCGGCATCTTAGTCATCGAATCAACCGCCGAAGGTCGAGAGGGTGACTTCTTTCGCTTAACCCAAGCCGCGCAAAAGCATTTCTATTCACGCAAAAAGCTCTCGAGCAAAGATTATCGATTGCACTTCTACGCTTGGTGGCAAGAAGACAACTACCGTGTTAACTCACGCACTGTCGATATCACTGACAAAGAGCATGAATACTTTGATCAAGTTGAGATGATAGCCAAGCGTGACATGGGTATCGATATGAAACTCGATCCCGATCAACGTGCTTGGTATGTCGCAATCAAGAACAGTGACTTCGTTGGCGCTGAAGAACGCATGTGGCAAGAGTACCCCTCATTCCCTGACGAGCCATTCCAAGTCAGCACAGAAGGTCATTACTACGCAAAAGATATGCTACAGCTACGCAAACGTGGCGGTATTTGTCATATTGACGAGCTCGACATTCCAGTCGATACGTTTTGGGATATTGGCAACTCAGATGGCTGTGCTATTTGGTTCTTACAACACATGAATGGCCAAGACCGCTGGATAAGATACTACGAAGCACACAATGAGACGCTAAAACACTATGTCGCACAGCTTAGAAGCTACGGCTATGTGTTTGGGCGCCACTTCTTACCGCACGACGCTGACCACAAGCGCTTATCAGACACGAACAAGAGCACACGCGAGATGCTAGAAGACCTCATGCCCGGTGAAGTCTTTGAAGTCGTGCCGCTTATCAGTGAGCTTATGAATGGCATTCAGCAAACAAGAGCTGCGATGAAAGGTTATTACTTTGACGAGGTTGATTGCCAGCTCGGTATTAAGCGCGTCGAAGGTTATAAGAAAGTCTTTAGCACAAAAGATATGCGCTATACGAACAGACCAAACAAGGCGAATGGCTGTAGTGAAGGTGCTGATGCACTCAGGCAACACGCACAAGCAAAAGAGGCTGGCATGTTAGACAGGTCAGATAAAACCACCACTTACGAAGAACAAGACGCTGACGACTGGCGTGTAATGTAGAGGATTGAGATATGAGTATAGATGTGACAGACACGCCAGCCGACGACCAAGCGCTGAGCTTAATTGAGTATCAAGATATTATCAACGAGATTGAGGAGCAACCGCGCTGGCGAGCCATTGCTGATAGCGAGATGGATTATGCTGACGGCAATCAATTAGACGGTGAGTTGCTTAAAAGACAGCGAGATTTAGGCTTGCCGCCTGCCGTTGAGAACTTAATCGGTCCCGCGCTTAGAGCGATTCAAGGCTATGAGGCGACTGTACGAACTGATTGGCGCGTGACACCAAACGGCGAAGTTGGCGGGCAAGACGTAGCAGATGCTTTGAATTACAAGATCAATCAAGCTGAGCGTAATAGTAAAGCCGATAAAGCTTGCTCAGATGCGTTCGAGACGCAAATCAAGTGCGGCATTGGCTGGGTTGAAGTGAGTAAAGAGACTGACCCGTTTAAATATCCATATCGTTGCCGTAAGATTCATCGCAATGAGATTCACTGGGACATGCGAGCGACTGAAGCAGACTTGTCCGATGCTAGATGGTTGCGCCGTGCTAAATGGCTCAGAGCCGAACGTATTGCGCTGTCATTCCCTGAGCACAAAGAGATGATCATGAATCTAGGTCGCTATGGCATGAACTCGTGGTATATGTCACCAAGCTATGATGGTGGTGGTTCGACTGGGCTCGAAGGTTCGCATGGGTTAGGTCGAGGTAATACGCTGCATGAAGAGCGCTGGTACAATCCGACCAATAAAGAGCTGTGCGTGTTTGAGCTATGGTATAGACGCTGGGAGCAAGCAACGGTTATTAAGACACCTGATGGCCGCGTCGTTGAGTATGACGAGGACAATCAAAACCATGTGATGGCTGTGGCCGCTGGCATGACCAAGCCGATTATGGCAACTGTAACTCGTATGCGCCGCTCATATTGGTTGGGACCGCATTTATTGCACGACAGCCCATCGCCTTATAGTCACACGCACTTTCCTTATGTGCCATTTTGGGGCTTTAAGGAGGATGCGACTGGCATACCTTATGGTTATGTTCGTGATATGAAATACTCGCAAGACAGTTTGAATAGTGCGCTTGCTAAGTTGCGCTGGGGAATGTCTGTTACTCGTGTTGAACGTACCAAAGGCGCAGTTGCTATGACTGATGCTCAGTTACGCAGACAAGCCGCAAGACCGGATGGTGACATCGTGCTTGATGCTAAGCACATGGGCGAAAAAGGTGCGCGTTTTGAGATTATTCGAGACTATCAGCTGACTAGCCAGCACTATCAAATGCTGACAGAAAACAGAGAGTCAATCAGCCGCACGTCCGGTATTACGGACCCATTCCAAGGCAAAGGTAACGCACAATCAGGTTATCAAGAGCAGCTGCAAGTCGAGCAGAGCAATCAAAGCCTAGCTGATGTGATGGATAACTTCCGCGAAGGTCGTAAGCACATGGGCGAGTTATTGTTATCGCTCATCATTGAGGACTTAGGACAAGAGCCGCAGACAATTATTATCGAAGGTGATGCTGTCACAGAAGAACGTGCAGTCACTATTAATGCGCCAGAGCGCGATCCTGAGACTGGACAAGTCTATCTGTCTAACGATATCAGCAAGACGCGCCTCATGGTTGCACTGGAAGACGTGCCGAGCACGAATAGTTATCGCGGTCAGCAGCTCAATGCCCTAAGCGAAGTAACGAAAGCGCTTCCTGAGAAGTACATGGTTCCTGCAATCCCACACATGCTATCGCTTATGGATATTCCGAATAAGAAGAAATTCATTGAGGATATTAAAGCTGTGGATCAGCAACAATCACCGGAAGAAATCCAGCAGCAAATTGAGCAAGCCATTCAAGACGCGCTGGTCAAAGCTGGTAATGATATCAAGTTGCGCGAGCTTGAGCTTAAAGAGCGTAAAGCGGATAGCGAGATTAGAGGTATCGATGCTAAGACGGTGCAAACTGGCGTAGCTGCGAGTTATAGCGCAATGCAAGGCGGCGCTCAGATTGCACAGATGCCGCAGATAGCACCGATTGCTGATGAGATCATGATGAGTGCAGGCTATCAGCGTCCTGACCCTTACGGCGTTGATCCTAATTACTTAGCGCCCGACATGCCAGCACAGCCATTACCTGGTGATATGGCTGGCGAGTTGCCCGAAGGTGTGCAGCAAAACACCAGTCCGATGTACCCACCAGTACCGCAAGATGCTGGCTCGCCAATGCAAGGTATTGAAACGCCAACAATTACTGACAACTTGCCAGCGGAGTGATAAACTGAATTGGTCAGCTAACGACTTGGGTAGCTCCTGAGTCGGACACGCGCATAACGCTGAGGCGCTTGCTGACATCCTTATTCAGTGATTACTTACAGCGAGTAATGATATGTCAGATAATAAAGATAAACCTCAATCTCAGATTATATCTACTGATGGCTTTCATGCCTTTGGTAATCTGCTTGATAACACCGACGAACCTATTAAGCACAAGAAGAAGCAACTACTTGTTAGGTATTATAAAAAAAGTGTTGTAAAAGACCTTGGCGAAGGAGTCAAGAGTTATATAGCAATTACTGCACACACTACGCAGTATGATGTTACCGTCAAAGCCATTCTATCGTTTACTGATTTCAACTTAACCCACACTGTTGCCAACGCCATGATACGTGCGAAACTTTCTGAAAAGGGATTGCATGTTGATAATATTGATTTGATTGATGCTGGTGAAAGTAAAGAGGCTTGGATTGCTCAACTAAAGCAGCGCGGTTTTAAAATGGCTATGGATAATGATGGCTGGGTTGATGTGCATAGAATGTTCTTAGGTCAAGGTCGAAAGGATTATCACTTTTGCGATACTGATCTGAAGGTAGGTGATAGAGCTGTCTTGGGTTGGTATGGCGAGCCTGAGAAGAATAAGTACATAGAGTTTACCTCCATAAGCAAAGGTCGTCTTGATTCTACTCAATGGAATTTTAGGTACTTAACTGGAGATGAGGTTGATCATGCTGGCGAGAACAAGGACGGTGAATAATGGACTTACGCCCACCAGCTTTAATCAACAAGCAAGTAACTGAAGACATGCTTCATTGGATTATGATGCAGCCAAACACGGTTACTATGAATATAACCACCAAAGAATTTAATGTCACGCCAGCTAAAGGTGCACAAGACTACCCGATTGAAGATAACTTGCGTCAGCTTATGCTTCGTGAGCTTACAATGATACTGGCCTATAACGGCTTTAGTTCAGAGCTTTTAAGTGACGATAAGCTCAAAGTATCTAAAGACCTATGGAGTATGGAGATTGAAAATATACTTCAGCAGATGCCTTTCGCTGATTATCTGCCACACCAGATAAAGAAAGCCTACGAACATCATGAGTACGAAAGCCGCGACGCTGAGTATAGCACCGCTAGCTACCCAAACCGTGAGCGACTGGAGTCAATCAGGCAATTTATTATAGATAATACGGAAGGTGGTTTATGAACATCGACTTACTTATGAATGGTCAAGCGGAAGCAGTCAGCCTGAGCGAGCAGGGCATGACTGTCACTGAGTATATTCAACACTTAGTCTCTACCGATAACGCGCCAGCCACGATGATGGTTAATAAAAATAATGGCGTTGAGGTTCGACTTGCGTTGTCAACAACTTCGTATGATGCACCAATTAAAAAACCGGACGGCAGTAGAAGTCAGATGGTTATTAATGTTAATGACATGCTGACTGATAATGATGTGCTATTGTTTCGTGCCAAGCCAGCCACGCAAGGTGTGGGGATTGGTGAGGCGTTGCAGCAGTTGATAGATGAGGTGAAATTATGAGTATAAATCTATCGTGCCTGCCGCAATCGAAAGCCTTGTTAGACTTGTATGACGATGTAAGTGAAACAGAGGTGATGGGTCGGATGATTCCGCCAGTAAGTCGCTCAATCGATTTACTGAGCGATACGCTGTATGATAAGTGTATGGTTAAACTAACCGGTGCGAATAAGTTGGCAGAGCTGTTAGATGGCGTAATGGCTAACACCATAAGTCCTCGACCACACTCTTTTGATAGTGTCATGGGTGAGATTGGAAATAGCTTTGATAGTTTTGAGCCAGCATTGCTTAAAGCTGAACCATTTGAGATGCAACCGTTTGAATGGCCTAGATATTTAGATAGGTCGTGCATGGTGAATATTGATGTGACTCAAGTACCGTAAGATATAGTGAGATGATATAGCTATGGCAGATAAAGCTAAGTACGTTCTGATTGGCGGTGATTGTGATGGTGAGATGGTAAGTTCTTACCACTATAGAACCAGCCGAGACTATAGAGGTAATTGCGAGCCTAACAACCCTTTCGCTAGAGTGCCACCTAGACCTTCGCGAATTATGGTTAATGATGGCGTACTACCGATAGTTGAGCCAAGGAAAGAAGAGCCGAAGGTTTACTTCAAGCACTGCCTCACCCAATTTTTTGATGGCAAGGGCGAGCCTTTTAGATATTGGTTTTACTACGTCAACGAACACATTGATCCTGACGAATTAGATATTGATCAAACTTATTTAAGGCTAAGCAGGATTTACGCTAGATCGATTTAATGTTATTCAAACAACCCAACCAAAGAGGCAATACCTATGAGCTTAACAGCAGAACAAGCATTAATGCACGAAGTAGTGAATCGAATCACTGATAAATACACTCCTTCTCAGACAGATAAGTTAGTGCAGGATGCAGAGAAAATCACTAGCGCCATTCTCAACTACACCAATGACAAGAAAGACGACGAATAAAGCTAGCCAGCTTTAACACTACAAACCCAAACCACCCTTCGCGGTGGTTTTTTTGTGCCAAAAATTGGCTGGTAAGCCCGACACCCCTATAAGGTTCGCATAAAAGCTTGCCAACGCTTAAATTGTTATCAAGCCATTGCTAGTGGCGAAACCTGTTTTTTAACGGTAGCCCTCCGACATGGGTAAAGGACAGATTAATGACAGTTGATGCAAATAGTTTTATTGATGACAGCTTTAATGACGGCGATTGGTCGCCTCAAGACGCAGCACGATACTTAGAAATGAGTATGAATGGCGATACCTCGCAAGGGGAAAGTATCGACACGCCAGACGATACCGCAGCGAATGAACAGACCACTGAGCCTGATGATAAGGATGACACGCCAGCCACAGAAGCACCCACTGAAACGCCTGAGACTGAATCGAAAGAGGATGCTGAAGGTAATAACGTGGTTATGGCTCGTGATGGCGTACACACTATTCCTTATGAAAAGTTAGTCGAAGCCCGTGAGCGTGACCGTGTATCACAAGAAGCGTTAGCCGCTGCCAATGCTGAGTTGGAAGTTTTACGCAAGCAATCACAAACGCCTGCCACTGTTGCGACCACGCAGCAAGAGCAGGACATTGAGACGGCACAAGCCGCAATCAATGCTGGCGTGAACCCTGACTACTTTGGGGATTTTTCTGAAGAGGCTTTGGCAGAAGGTATTAACAAGCTGATTGATGAGCGCGTATCAGCACAAGTCGATGCTCGCGTTGCAAAAGCTTTAGAGCCGATGCAGCAAAAAGAGCAAGAGAGTGCCGCTGAAGCCCACATGCGCACGATTTACGAAGCACATACCGATGCTGATTCTATCGTTGAGAGTAGCGAGTTTGAAGCATGGAAGGCGTCACAGCCGACCTATATTCAAGCTGCACTTGATGGAGTCTTAACGCAAGGTACTGCTGAGCAAGTCGTCGAACTGCTCAATAACTTTAAGCAATCAACAACTAGCACGCCTGCTGCCGACGCTGGCAAGCCATCGACTGATGACTTAAAAGCCAAGGCACGCGAGGCAATTAAGAATACCGCGCCTGCTATTCCTGCCAGCCTAAGTGACATACCTGGTGGACATAAAGGCGCTCTCGATATCCGCGAACAAATGGACGCAATGTCTGGCATTGAGTTGGTTGAAGCGATGGCGGATTGGTCGCCTGAGAAGCGCGAGCAATACTTAAACAATACTTTTTAGGAGTGGCATAGATGGCTACCAAAACCCACGCCGCATACGGCGATAAGAAAAACATGGTCGTACAAGCTGCTGGCTTGTTTGCGGCTCACATGAATCGAAATGGCACCATGCAAAAGCTGACAGGCAAAATGCCTAAAGGTACTGCTGGCGCTGAAGCGACGATTCGCAAACAAACCACGCAGCACATGCCAATCGTCCAAGTACAAGACTTGGGTAAAGGCACTGGTGATGAAGTGACCTTTCACTTGCTCAATCCAGTAGGCGCTAAACCGATTATGGGCAGTAACTTTGCCGAAGGTCGCGGTACTGGTATGTCGTTCAGTGAAGACAAGCTGCGCGTCAATCAAGCACGTTTCCCGATTGATATGGGCGATACCATGACTGGTATTCGTACACCCGTTGATTTTCGTGCAATGGGTCGTCCGGTCGCTGAGAGCTTAATGGCTCGCTACGTTGACCAGTCGCTACTCGTTCACATGGCTGGTGCTCGCGGTCATCAAAACAACATCGAGTGGGTTGTTCCTACTAAAGATGATCCGAAGTTTAAAGAGATCATGGTCAACGATGTTAAAGCGCCAACCAAAAACCGTCACTATCTAGCCAGCGGTGCTGGTATTCAGCAATTCAAACAGACTGGCGGTGAGATTGATATCACCACAGCCGATATGCTGAAGATGGACACCATCGATTCGATGAAGTCATTAATGGACCAAATCGCACTGCCACCACCTATCGTCAAGTTTGAAGGCGATACGATGTCAGAAGACGACCCATTACGTGTATGGATGTTGTCACCAGCTCAGTACAACAAGTTTGCTGCTGACCCGGCGTTCCGTCAATTCCAAGCTGCTGCGCTGGCTCGTGCCGCTCAAGCTGCTGGTCATCCTTTATTTAAAGGTCAGGCTGGTATCTGGAATGGCTTCTTAATGATTAAGATGCCACGTCCTATCCGCTTCTATGCTGGCGATGATATGCAGTACAGCACCTCATACACCAGTGAGCAAGAAGCAACTGCCAAAGTACCGGCGTCATTCGGTGAGAAGTTTGCGGTTGACCGCTCGCTTATCTTAGGTGGTCAGGCGGTTGCTGAGGCAATGGCGGCTCATAAAGGTTCTGGTATGCCATTCTTCTGGTCTGAGAAAGAGCTAGATCATGGCGATAAAGTTGAGCTATTGATTGGTGCAATTCGCGGCGTCTCGAAGATTCGCTTTGATGTTGACACTGGCAATGGTCATGAGTTCACTGACTACGGTATTACAGTGGTTGATACCGCTGTTGATTCATTCGGTCGCGGTAAATAGGAGCAGTAAAGATGGCTACAATTAAATCAAACAGCGCAGTGATGACGAACTTCTACACCGTCACATCGCCTTATGGTAATACCACTACCGTTGGTTATCGACTAAAGGCCAACACAGGCGGCGTCATTGCCAATGGCGATTCAGCAACAGCACCAAAAGCTGGTGATGTTATCGACTTGGGCGAGCTACTTGAAGGCTGGTTTCTAACTGATGCGCAAGTCTTTATCACTGAAGGCTTGAGTGCAACCGTAACTGGTAGCTTAGGTTTTGCTTATGAAGATGGTGTTGATGACACGACTGTACCGCAAGATGCGGAATACTTTATCAAAGCTGGTGCTGACCTTGCTACTGCTGGGCGCTTACGTGCTAACGGCAATAAGCTGGTTGTCCTACCTAAGCCTGCGCGTTTAATCCTAACCTTGGCTGGCGCGGCTAACGCAAAAGCGGCTGATATTAAGGTTGTGGTAACAGGTGAGTTGACCGGCGCTAACTAGCCAGCAACACGCAATAGAAGTCTAAACGATAAACAAAATAGGCTGGCTGGTTTCAGTCAGTCTATTTTTTTTAGGAGCAACCTAGCGATGAGCAAGCAAGATGAAGTATCGATTAAATACATTGGGAAGCGCGAGCCGTGGCATGACCGGCTATACCGCACTGGCCTTGTCTTTGATTGCAATCAAGTACGCACTATTCCTTGGGATATGGCACGCAAGTTTTTACGTCACGAAGACCTATTCGAGAAGGTGGGTGCTGATGCGAAAGACGAAAGTGATGAGACGCCACCGGCTGAAGATGATACGCCGAATGATAGTGATTCAAAAGCTGATGACACGCAAGCGCTGCTTGATGAGCAGACGGCTAAAAACAAAGACAAGGATGATGAGCAAACAGAGCTACAAGCTTTGTATGACCAGGTGAATGTGATGGACAAGCCAGCGCTCAAAGACTTTGCTCAAAATCACTATCAGCAAAAAACCAATAACTCAAAGTCGGTTGAAAACATCCGTCTTGATGTCACAGCCATGATTGACCAGTTTGGAGCACCGTAATGATTTTGTCTGAATTGATACGCAGATTCCGCGTCGCAGCGTTTGATAACGAGCAGCCGTATCTATTCGCTGACCAAGACATTACCGACTGGCTGAATGATGCGGTCAAAGAAGCGGCTATCCGCGGTCGCTTGATTCATGACTCTACCACTACTGGCGTTTGTACTATCAGTACGCAGCCTAATGTGTCTATCTACGCGCTGCATGAGTCACTGTACGAGATTGATTCTATTCACTGGTTAAACGTCGATGATCCTTATCGCGTGAATCCATTGTCTTTAATCTCACAAGAGGATATGGCTGATAGATGGCATGACTGGCGCACACGCGACTATGGTACGCCTGAGTACGCCATTCAGTACGACACGAACATTCGCCTCGTGCCAGCGCCTAATGTGGCTGGCGTGATTGCACTTGAGGGATATCGCACGCCATTAGTGCCAATGGTACTCGATACCGATAGGCCTGAGATTAACATCATTCACCATGAGTACCTTATTCATTGGGCGCTACACAAAGGCTTTGGGATTCCAGATTCCGAAGTTTTTGACATGAATAGATCCGCCTTGGCCGAGCAGGAGTTTACCGATTACTTCGGTATGCGACCTGATTCAGATTTACGGCGTATCACACGCGAAGATGCACCCCATGTGGTCAAGCCATTTTGGGTTTAATTTAATTAAGAGAGGGCCTTATCATGGCTAATACGTTATACGACGCCGCACGTAAGCGGTTCTTAGAAGCACAGATCAACTGGATGACTGACACAATGAAAGTCTTGCTTGTTGATACTGGCGCATACACACCGCAAGTCACAACCCATGAATACTTATCAGACATCTCGTCTTCTGCACGTATTGCTGGTCCTGTTGTCCTTGCTAGTAAATCCACTACTGGCGGTGCCGCCGACGCCGCAGACGTTACTTTCACCTCGGTAAGTGGCGCAAGTATTGAGGCAATCGTTATTTACAAGGACACTGGTACGGAAGCTACCAGCCCGTTAATTGCTTATATTGATACCGCCACCGGCTTGCCTATCACACCAAATGGCGGTGATATTATTGTGACTTGGGATAACGGTACGAACAAAATCTTTAAGTTATAGTATGAAAGATAAGGACCTTACTTATAAGGTCCTTATGAATATAAACAGCTTGTGAGGTTCGTTATGACTGATTTAGAAAAGCCGAAAACTGCGCGTAAGAAAAAACCACCTACTCAGACGGCTGGCGTTAATGGCATTGATGGGCATAGAGGTATGGGTGCCGCGCCTGAGCATGAGGACTTGCCAGCAAAAAAAGCAAAGCCAACTACCGATTGGTTTAGATTGGTAAAACTCCCTGCTTTTGAAATGTTCGTTCGTGATCAGTCGGGCTTTGATATTGGCAGCCTAGCTGACGAGTGGGTAAAGAGTAGGCGTTTAATGATTGGCGATAGTGGTTTTTATGAGCAGTACGCCCTATGGCATAAAGAGCAAGGATTATGGCTTAACGAAAGCCCAGTAGGGGAGGTTTTAAATGATGACTGATAATGACTTTACTTTTATGACATCTACCCAGCTTGGCGCGCCGCAGATGAACGGCAGCACAACAAGTAATGGTCAGTTATTACAGGTTTTAGACGGGGCGTTAATTGATGGGTTTAACCAATTAACGCCAACCTCATTAACTTACGATACTAGCAGTGTAGTATTAACTTATGCTGAAAATCACGGTTATCAGAAGAAGCAGCTTATCCTAATAAGCGGCGCGACTTTAGCTGTGTTAAATGGACGGCACCGCATATCATCGACCACAGACAAAACAGTAACCATAAAGATAGTAGGGGTGACTGATGTAACAGGGGTTATAACAACAAAGGTTGCGCCATTAGGTTTTGAGTCTATGTTTGGCAGCAGCGACCCACTTAAAAGGGCGTATAGAAGCAGCAATACATTGGGCACAAGGACAGTGCTATACCTTGATATGACCATTCTCCCAGCACATGGTTATGCAGCTACCAATCCAGCCAAAAGAGCCATTGTAAGCATGTGTGAGGACATGACTGTTCTTGGTGTGCAGCAGAATAGTTATACAGACGCCAAAAACAATTTCACAAAAAACCCTACAGGCAGCTTGTTTTGGTATCAATCTCGTTTTGTTAATAAGACAACTGCGGTAACGTCTGAAAAAAATAACCAGTGGATAATAGCTGGCAATAGAGATTTTTTTGTACTCATTCAAGATTGGCATACTTTTGATCCGGCCGCCGGATTATATAAAGATATTTATATGTTTGGTGATGTAGAGAGTTATGGCGGCGCTAGCGACAGATATAACTGTATATGGCTTGGCAGTATGACTGAGAATGATGCTGATACAGATGTTAGATATGCGAGCAATGGAGGGAGGTTTGGTGGAAATCCTGCGGTTGCGCTGCAAGTGCAAGGTTATTTTATATCTGACTACACAGGCGTTTCAGCGCTTGACCCTATGTGCCTAACAATATCCGGATTAGTAGGGGCTGTTTCTTCAGGCATGAGCATTACCGCTAGCCCATACACCAGTTTTATACCGGAATACCCTAACGCTATTTCTAGCGGCATTGTCACTACCTCTGTTTACGCGCTGACTAAGACAGGTTATCGAGCAAGAATACCTTGCTTGCTTTGTATTCCAATGGGTATGGGTGAACTGCCTACTTATAATATGACATGGATGGGCGATGTATTTCTAAGTGCTGTTCATGGCCAGCGATCTGTGTCGTCTGCTAGCACAGGGTATGTGGCAGTAGATCCTACAGGTGAGTTATGAGCAATATCAAACTAAGGTCATTTTTATCGCAGTCTAACCTACCCATATCCTCAAGGGTAGGTGCTTTATTTAAAAATGGATATGGGGATAACGGCTATATATCAGGAAGGGTGACGGAGCTTGGTATGCCAGTAGTTAGAAGGGTCATGTGTTATCACAGGCACTCAGGCGCACTAATGGGCGTGACTAAATCAAAGTCTGACGGCACGTACCTTTTTAAAAACCTGCTTGCTGGCTCGTATTATTTTGTGGTTTCGTTGGACGAAAATGAAGATGAGGTGCAGTACAACTTAGTTGCCCAAGACAAGGTTATTGCAAAGCTTATTTAGCACTCTTAGGTGCATGTATATTTTAAGGGTTTCTAAATGTCTGATAACGCCTACACTAATGATTACCCTTTAGATTTTACACAGGTTCTATCGGAAGTTGGCGATGATCTAAATTTTGCTCCTGATAACCTGCTCTTTATTGATCCTATCGGGATAACTACATCTGCTTTCGGCTATGCCAGCTTAGCAAGAGGCGATAGGGTTCTAGCTGTCACTGGCTTTGATGCGCTCAATATACCTACCGCTAATATTGACTTTAATAACCTATCGGGCTCATCGAGCCTAGATTTCAACAAGACATTAACACTAGGTGATACCACACTCAACTTTGGTAGCGACGACAAAAGCCACAAGCTTTTTATACAACCACTAGGGTTTGAGTCCACCTTACTGCCATTACCTTTCCTTGAAAGTTCCATAAGGTACATAACCGGCAGCGGCTTCTATTCGCAAACCACGGGCACGCCAGCTGCCGCAAACCTTAATAAGTATTTATTTTCTAGCGCAATACCAAGCAGTCTGTCCTTTGGCTCTAGCAAGATATTTAATAACGCGCTGGTATTAAAACCAAACAGCATAGATAGTCTTGATTACGGCAAGGCTGCGATATACAACTTAAAACAATATCTACGTCACAATCAGTCTTATAGCAATGACGAGCTATATGGCAAGCCATCGTTAGGTGGTGGTGTAAGACCGCTACTTCCCACTGGCCTTCTATCAACACTACTAGGCAAGATCGATGTTAAAAACCCAACAGAGGACCAGTTATTAAAGCCCACGGGTATTAACTCGTTAAAGATACCTGAGCATACTCTATCACCAAGAATGGTTTACGCTGATGGTTTCTATAAGCCAAAAACCGGTAGCCCTTCAGTAAGAATATCGGGAATGTCGGTATCAGGCTTTGCTGGCACTTATTATGGCACACAAACAATATGGTTCCACACGAGAGCTTTACTACCAACTGGTGTCGTAGGCTTCTTAACAGGAAGTCCTAGGGTTTTTGATCCCACGCAGTTTGTCAGCCCACCATCATCTGTCCAGTCAGCAGTGTTTGGTGATATTGCTATCAGAAATAAGTCAAAGATAGCAAGGCCGCTTGGTATTATCGCTGGAACAGTGTCGCCTTGGTCGCTGGTAGAAAACTACAACCGAAGTTATTTAGCGCAAGGGATATACTCTCAGCTATTTGGAAGCATAAACGTAGCCAACAAAACGCCGTCGATATTCACAGAGAGTATTGAAGGCAAGGCGGCTGGCGTGCCAGCTATCGGTTATAGGTTAAGACAGGTTAAACCTAGTGGTTTTGATAGACTTGCACTAGGTTCTGCCAAGCTTATAAAGTCACCTGAGCTATCAGCTTTAGGTATCGACGCCGCTGGTTATGGTGATACTAACATATGGTTTAAGAACAGAGTTGTTGAGCATTATGGTGTTGACTACCAAACACTAGGCACTCCTACCACATGGTTTAGATATCGGTACTATAAACCGAAGGCGTGGCGGTCTGACAGTTATGGATATCCCGTACTAACTCATGGCAATAGAGGTATAGATGCCAGAGGTTTTGTAAATGACCGTCATGGTGTTGCGTGGATTAGCTTTAGCAACAGGGTTGTTAGTGTAAAACACATAAACAATGTATTCCCATCAACACATAAAGTCGGTGGCACCCAAACAATAAATACTGACGGGTATATAGCCACACTTTTTGGCGAGCGCATAATACCTGAGTCAATGACTTTGTACCCACTAGGTTTTACTGGCGTTTTCGGGACAGCGGACACCAAGTTAGCAACCATGTTTATTTCCCCCTGGGGTTATATTAGCGTGGGCGATCAATACTCCGATAGATGGGGTTTAGCGGATACATATAATCTTACTCAGTACATAACACAAGAGTACGATTTTGATAGTGGGCTTGTGCCGCCCAAGTGGTCTGAGTGGACTCTAATAGAGAATAGGGATAAAAGCATAGGAGCTGTAGGATCGTTATTCCAAAAGTTTGGTTACTCTAGTATATACAATAATGCAGCGCCATTACTTCCTGTGGGTATAGGCGAGCCAGCCAGCAGCACTAAAAATACTTTTGTATCTCACGACAAGCGATCGCTACCATTAATAGGTATCGAGCCGCCAGTTATTAGTACATGGTCATCTATTTATAATGCAGCCAGGGTTATAACTACTCATGGAGATAGCCATTCATTTTATGGTCAGCCGTTTACTGAAAGCAATAGACGTTATTACAAAGATATAGGGCGTATAGACGATCTTGTTTTAGGAGATCCTATGATTGCTTATAGAATTAGAGGTATAGACATAGAGTCTAGGCACTCTATAGCTCCACCGCAAATAAACCTACCTACTTTCGATTTATGGGCAAGGTACTTGTCTTTAAGTGGTGGTGATACTTCAAGCTATGGTTTGTCAGTTCTTACTATTCAGCTTAGAAATATAGCACCATCTTGGGCACATAGAGATAAGTATGGGCAGCCTGTACTAAAAAACGTCACACCTGAGCTGGGAGTTTATGGCCATGATAGTAGCGAGTTTGGCACTAACTCCCTAAGAACAGAGTGGCGTTATGTTCAAGCCGTTGGAGATAGTATCTCGTTATTTGGCGGCGCGTCTATCTCTGATAGAAGGTTGTTTATTGATATACGTGGTTGGCGCAGCTCGCAAGTAAATACCAAAGCGCAGCTGGTGAAAACAGAAAGTAACCCAAACACATTACAATATATATGGCTTTCAGACGAGTCGGGTTCGGCTGGCGGTGAAGGGTATGGTATATTTTTTGATGAAAACATACTCGGCAAAAGAGTTCCTTGGCCTTCGTTAAATCAAAACGTGCTTTACCCAAAAGGAATTAAGGTAGATGGTTATGGGTTAGCTTTTACTTGGTCTAACAACATAGTTATTGAGTCGGGCATAGCTATTGATGGCGTGCCAAAAACATTAACGGTAAGTAATTATAGCAACAAGATAGCTGTTACGGGTATTCCTAGGTCGGATATAAAGGTATCAATCCCAAGGGTATCGCCGCATACAATATGGTCGGTAAAAGAAGCTCCGGCTCAAGCTATTTTAAATCACGGAGCTATAGACCAGCTACACTATGTCGGAGAAAGGTTTGGCGGAGGCTCAGGTAGTTCGAGAGTGGGGCGCCCAAAAGTAGAAAGCACCATTCGGACGATTTATGTAGATAGCAATAAATCAAACCACTCTATTGTTAGTAACAGACATTCTATTGACTCAACAATAAGGATTGTTGACTGCTATGGGTTTAGGTTGGTTAGATTTGGTATTCCAAGTATTCCGTTTACACCGCAAGGCATAGAAATAAGAAGCGGAATACAGGCAACAGTCTTTGGTAGGCATAGCGTTGCCCCACCCCCTTATAACGGTCCTAGGTATTTGGAGCCACTAAGCTGGGAAAGCATGGTTTTCTCTAGGAGCAGTATAGATAACCTACATCGCCGCCTTTACGTTAAAGGCGAGGATTACTTGCTATTAGGTAAAAGCGTTGGCGGCGATAAGCCGTTTATGTGGCAAGGCTTGAGAATTGGCGAAAGAATACCTACGTCTATTGGCGCTGGGGACACCTCTTTATTAGGATCTGCAACCATAGGTCTTTTGATAAGAGGTATTGAGCCACAAGGATTGCTAGGCTTCTCCAGTGGTTATGATTTGGAGAGTTTTTATGAGCGCATGACGGTTGTTAATTCATATAAATACATACCTGATCAAAAAATTATCAGCGAAGCAACCATACCGTCACCCGGAGATATGCCGACACCGGACGTGAGGTTAGGTCAAAGGATTATTACTCCGGACGGCAACTCAGATCAATTCAGAAAAGGAGGCTATCATGCCTAGTCAAAGTTTTATGCCATGTCGCGGTATCGATAACACCAGTGAAGATGCCGCGATGGTACAAGGTGGCCGCGAGCCATTCGTTTATATGCGCGATGTGGTGAACGCCAATGTCACGCCAGCTGGCAAGATAGATATGATTGCCAGTGGTGGAAAAGTGACTGACAGCCCTTATAAGGATATGTGGCAAAGCCCACTACATAAAGACGTGTTTGCACTATATGTTAATGACTGGGTAAAGGTGAAGATAGAAGGTAATAGCTGGTCGCATGAAACGCTTGCGACTATCGGTGATGGTGATGTATCTCATACGGTACTAAACAATCTAGTCGTGGTAGCTGGCAAGTATGGCTTATACACTTATGATGGTCATCTAGCGATACCGCTAATTACCCAAACACCGCCGCCGCCATTCTTAGCCACATTGATAGCAGACCACACCCGAACAAGAAGCATCGCTATATCCTGGTTGCGTGGCTCGATGGAGTCTAGCTTGTCTAGTTATGTGTCGATGGGTACAGATGGTGACATAGTACTACCTATGGTGACAGACCCTAATGTGACTGGCGTGAATATCTATGCTACCAATGTCGGCGGTACTGACATTCAGTTAGCAGGGACAGTCAATCGTGACGCTACCAGCTTTACTATTACTGCCGATCATAAACTTGGTATGGCGGCACAGTTCGCCCATCTATCGCCTATGCCTACCGGTAAATTTTTATGCTACTGGCGTGGTCGACTAATTACTGCAACTGCAAACGTCATTCGTTTTTCTGAACCACTGGCCTACCACTTGCATGATGAACGCCACGGCTTTATTCAGACCAGCCAGCGTATCACCTTTATTCAGCCAGTCGAGAATGGCTTGTGGGTTGGTCAGTCTGATCATGTGATATTTATATCTGGCACCAGTCCTGAAGATATGACCATCTCCATTAAGAGCGCACAAGCTCCCATACCAAACAGCGCGATACAGATACCAAGCAATGATATTGGTGAGGCGAGCGAGGGCGGCAGCTTAGTAACTGTATGGCTGGCAAGTAACGGTTATGTGGCTGGCAGCAGTGCTGGACAGATAATTGAGTACCAAGCTGGGCGCATTAGTAATATCAGCGCTCAGTCTGGCACTACTGTAAGGTTCGACCGAAGGCTTGTCACAGCGGTAAACTGACTGAACCAACAATATGTCTTTGGAGACAGTCATGACCCACGAAAAGCAAGCAGCAATCAAGATACTAGCAGCCGCAATGGCAGCTGCTCAATACTCGGAAAATAGCGATGGCAGTATTACTACTAAAGGTGGTATTACTGCTAAGGGTGAATACTATGACCGCATCAATGGCGGCGAGTGGACACGTACTGAAAACCTTATCCCAACCGAAGGTTTGGCGCACATTCTAAACGTCGCGCTTGGCACTACGCCAAAACCTGCCAGCTACCATTTAGCGCTATTTTCAGCCGCAGCTCAACCAACCGCTAACTGGACAGCTGCAAGCTTTGCTAGTACCGCAAGTGAAATCGTCAGTATGACTGAAGGTTATAGTGCCGCAACTCGCCCAACGTGGACGCCTGCCAACACTGCTACCAATTCTATTGACAACATGGCAGCCGTTGCAAAAGTTACCATGCGAACCGCAAGCAGCTTGACGGTACAAGGCGCAGCCATGCTGACCAATAGCAGTAAAGGCAGTACCGCTGGCGCGCTCATTAGTGCTAGTAAGTATGCAGCGCCTCGCGTCTTTCAAGATGGTGATACCTACGAGATTGGCTATCGTATCAGCCTGACGGTGTAGGTGAGTTATGCACCAGCCGCGCCCTTACGGGTTACACGTCATTGGCTTGCCACTAACTGATAAAGATGAAGCTTTTATCGGATCAGTAGCAAAGCGTATTACCAACCTCAAAGAACTATCTAAGGTTGATAGTATTAAGATGGTGTATGACTTGCCGGACGGCGGCTATGTAATTGTGCAAGATATGGGTAGTAACTTTCGAGTCATTGCCCATAAGCCGGAATTAATAAAAGACATGCTCGCTAGTGGCATTGCGACTTACTATATACCTATGATTTACTCAGGGGTAATTACAAACGCAATAGCCTTGAAAGGTCACGGCGTAGGCTTGCGCCTTACTGATGCAACCCTACTCAGACTTGCTGGTTACGATATCAATAAAACTTCAAAAGAAAAAGAGGTTCAATTAAGGCGATTTGTTGTTGAGTACGACGGTAGGTTTGGGGAGCTCAAACCATTAAACCCGTCGTCGTCACTTGTGGTGACTCAGTACGCCCAGCTTAGACCGACGTGGTATTCAGGTGCAATGGCTGAAGTGGTCCAAATTATAGGCGGTTACGGGCGACAAGACATCAACAACCTTCCAGCTGGCGAGTTTGAGCAAGCTCAGTTCGTACTACCTAAAACCATTGAAGATAAGATAAAAGATGAAATGGGTGCTTATAGACTGCCAGGTTATACGGGCATGCCTAGTAGAGATGGTGGTATTAAGTATGATTATAAATTTAATAATACGAACAGCATAGGTTTTGATGATAAAAATAAACCATGGCTTCTTAATATAGACTCTAGTGGCGTTTGGGCTATGCCACTTCCTATTATACCGGCGACAACTACTCCAACATTTAAAGCTTATATTGCAGAAATGGGCGACGAGGAAGTTTTAAAGGTAGTTGATAGGTTTGGCGGTTTACCGAGTGGAGAGGCGTTTCCTACAGGGAAGGCTTTCCAAGCCTGGCGCCGCGCTGGAGTTGTCATAAAGGTGTGTGATACATCTGATTTTTACAGTCATATCGCTTATAGCAGTGCGTGCGGTTGGGCGGTAAACGACAGAGGGACAGAGGGTTATAATACGTGTTATGACTATATGGACGACGACGGCATAGGACTAGGGTTTACCTACAAGCTTAGCTTATCCTTAAAAAACACGATTGATTATAAAGGATCCCCACTACGAGATTACGATAACTCTAATTATCAGCAAGCGGTGGTTAGCGCTTATATGCGATCACTGGTATCTGTAGTCAACAAAGGAACAGAAGAAGACAGAGCTATACTTTATAAGATAAGCAGATCTAGTGTGGCTGATATTTACAGCAGGGCGATAGTCACTGAGGGCAAAGATGATTATGCTTACTGGGATAATTTAGAACACGCGCCTATATCTAAACACGAAGGTCGTGTTTCAGAGGTTTATAGAGGGTACTTATATCACTTTTTAGACAAAAAATTTCAGCCGCAAATAAAATTCCCTGAGCCACTGTTAGGCGGCTGCGTATCTCACGACTTTCTACCTCTTAGTGGACGTAATAGGCAGAACCCCCCTAACAGCGACACGATTATGTTTGCATACTACATTGGGGATAGCTTGAATGTGGTTAAGTATTTCGTAAACTGGGATAGCATGATTAGGGGATCTGAGGATAATTTTGAGCGCGATATGACTGTGGGTAATTGGAGTAGGAAAGAGTACATCGGTAGCACAAAAATACAGGGGTTTTTCTATACTACTGATATCGACGAGCGTGAACTTATCGCTATCAGAGAAACCAATACTACAATAGTTGGCGCAGACAAGGGCTACGGAGGCAAGCCGAAATTTGGTTACGATGGTCTTTTTCATATGTGCGGGACGATGTATAGAGACAGATACTACACCCATCAAAAAACGATTGTTACCGACTCTGGCAAGACGTTAGATATCGCTATATGTATTCCATACCTAGGTAGAAGCTCAATTATAAGCGCAAAAAAGACCACCATTTCCAGTCAAACCACTGTGAAGTCGCTAGATTTGTTAAGCAGGCGCGACCCAACATCTTATAGGTATTACACCTTTGATTTTGGTTTAGCGTATTTATCGATGACCATTAAAAACCCTAAAGGGCGACCAGAGCCTTGGGATGGTTACCCCGTATGGGTTGAGGAGATAAGATACCAGCCTTATGACGGCAGTGATTTTGCAGATAACGGACCGTGGCTTCCAGCTCTGCCTTACGATGCAACATCTATTGTTAATCCTGACGGTAATACATGGGTTCAGAACTTTGGTGGTGAAAACCCCACGGCTGATGTGTATAGAATAAGCACTGAGCAACAGTCTGTAACTACAGGGAACATCAAGGTTAGTTTGTTGAGTCCGTCCACAGTGCTAAGAAGTGTTGTTGCTGATTACGGGCACTTTGAAACATCACCTAACGAGGTTGGTACTGTTTTTTATCGAGAGATGAGCGCTGTTGTTTTTGGAGACTCCGACTACCGTAGCGTTTCGGAGCCTGACGAAAGATCGGCGCGAGCATACAAAGGCTACTCTAAGCTAGCTGATAGCAAATCAGCACATCATTTTATTGGAGTGATTAATGAGTAACTATAGAGACGACAATCAAGACACAGCGATTGCCAGCAGCAAAACTTTTGGTGGTCTGCGTGCCGTAGTCGATGAAGTGCTGCGCGTATCGGACGCCCTGCTTTTTGGTATTGCTATTACCGTATCTAGTAGCACCCTTGCCAGCGATGAGGTGATTGATAGCAGTATTCAAGTGTTGCATGACAGCGCTTTAATATCTGAACACGTAACAGATACCAAAGTAGCAAGCCAACTACACATCGATAGCGCCAAAGCGAACGAGCAATACCTACACGGTCTACTGGCGGTGCAATCTGATAGCGCTACGGCCATCGATGAGATACTAAGTGGTAGCACGCGCTCGATTACCAATGACAGTGCCCAAGTATCTGACAGCACAACCAGCCAGCGCATTGTCACGCACTTAGTCACTGATAGCGCACGCGCCACAGACAGTATCACAGCCATTGAGCGTGACCTGATTATCGATAGCCTGTTTATTGCTGATGGTGCCACCGATAAGCTGCAAGCGGTGCAATTAATCAGTGATAGTGCTGGCGCGACCGATAGCGCTATTGGCAGTATCGCAACCCTTATTACAGACAGCGCCTTTGCTTATGGGCAGCCATTCACGCAGCGCAATGTCACAAGTTTTGTGGCAGACAGTACACCTATCAGTGACCAACTGCTATTCAATCGTGCTGATATTATCATCGATGATGTAGCTATCAGTGACACGACTACTGGTAAGTTTGGTGCTACCGGCACGTTGATTGATACCGCCGTCATTAGCGATACCGTCCTTGATAGTATTATTCAAAACGCTGTCATCATGGATAGTATTGCTATCACTGACGAGGTGATAGATAAGCTCGATGCCATGGTATTGATTATCGATGGCGCAGTGATTGAAGATAGCGTGCTTAGTAGTGGCGGCGCCCAAGGTCAAGCATGGACAGCAAACGTCGATAGCTGGGCAATGAGCCGTTACAATCCTTACAATTACAATCGCTTGGTCGTTATCAACGGCGTGCTATATGGTGAAGCTGATGATGGTATCTATCGCCTTGACCAAGAAGTAAGCGCAGTAACGGCCATTGTTAAAACTGGCAAGATGGATTTAGGGCGTGGTCAACTCACGCATCCAGCAAGCGCCTATCTTGAGTATGAGCTAAACGGCGGTGCCAGTATGACGGTACATAGCACCCAAAAGGGTATAGAGCAGCAATATACCTACATGCTACCAAACGAGCTGGCTGGCAAGCTGACCAATGGCCGCTTTATCTTTGGTCGCGGATTGCGTGGCCGTCACTTTGCTTTTGAATTAATCATGATCGGTACGCATGGGCATATCAATGACCTGACTATCGAGCACTTACCAACCAGTCGGAGAGTATAAGATGGCCTTAACCATTAGAGGCGCGATAGCAGACAATATGCTATACCGAGCCACGGACACCGTGGTTGAAAAGATAAAAGACTTGGATAGCCTATCAAGACGCTACAACAATGAGTTGTCAGTGGCGCTAAGTGACATTGGCGATATTACGATTGCCGATATACCAGCACCGATTAGACCGCAAGTGCCAGAAGCAGTAGTACCAACCTATGATATCGGCGCATTCCCAACATTCGACCCTGCCAGCCTAACCATTCCTGCCATGCCCAACATGACGGACATTGATAGGTTTTTAAGCAATCTTGATGTGTCAGACTTGGGGCCAGAACCCGAAGCACCAGCTGAGATATCTATCACGCCGCCACAAGCACCCGAGCTTGAACGGGTAGACCTGCCAGCACGCCCAGATATTGTGACCACGGTTGCCTTCCCTGATGCACCGACTATCGACCCGATTGTCATGCCAGAGCGCAATCAAACGACAATCACGATAGACATTCCTGACTTGCCATCGATTGATGCGGTCGCAGCGCCCGATAGACCAAACGTTGATTTAAGCGTCAATATGCCATCCGCGCCAACGCTTACTGAGCACGACGCACCCAATGAGCCGGACTTTGATACCAGTGTTGTACTGCCAACGCTTGATGCTATTGATAAGCTGAACGCGCCACAGCGACCTGACGTTGATGTCAATGTAGACATGCCAGCAGATTTTGATTTGGTACTGCCAGAGCTAGCACAGCTCGAAGCATTAAAGATTGATGATTTTGTGATGCCCGACTTGAATCTGCCGGACATGCCAAACGCTGACCATCAATTTGATGAGATGGATTTTAACGAGGACTGGTGGCAAGAGCCGCCCGCTTACGATCATCCGCTGTATGACGACCTGATAACGGTTGCCAGCGACATGCTCAATAAGCCTGAAAACTTTGGTTTACCTGAAGCAGTGGTACGTGCTTTGTTTGATAAGCCACGCGAGCGTATCAGCGCCGAGGTTGAGCGCAGTGTACAAGAAGCGACTAATACTTGGGCAGGTCGTGGGTTTAGCATGCCGCCTGGTATGCTAGCCAAGCAAGTGAACGTCGCAAGACAAGAGGGGCAGCTACGTGTCGCTGATTTAAACCGTGATGTATTCATGGAAGCCAGTAAGATGCAAATCGATGCGCTAAAATTTGCGGTCGAGAAAGGCATGGCGCTGGAACAAGCAACCTATAACCGCTGGCTTGATACCACCAATCGACTATTTGAAGTGGCCAAGTACAATGTCGAGGCAAATTTTCGCTTGTACGAGTATCAATTCACCATTTTTAATGCGCAAAACGAAGGCTTTAAGATACTGGTCGATACTTATAAGACCAAGCTTGATATGTTCGTCAGTAAAATCAGGCTGGAGATTGAGAGTAAGGTCGCCCAAGGTCAGCTGAACGCGCAAGAGCTGGAAGTCTATAAAGCAAAATTGGCTGGTGCGGCCGCTGATGGTGAGCTGTTTAAAACCAAGATGCTTGCCGTACAAATGCGTGTCGATATTATCAAGGCGCAGTTTGATGTCTATAAAACCGATATGCAGGCTTATGCTGAGCAGCTTGGCGCTGAACGTCTAAAACTTGAGAAGTATGATATTGAAATGCGCGGCGCTCAAACTAAGGTTGGTATCGCCCAGACGCAAGCGGATATCTACGCCAAACGCATACAAGCCTATGGTGGCAAGCTCGATGGCGAACGCTTAAAGCTTGAGCTGTATAAAGCCAGTATCGATGGTGAGCAAGCCAAGTTAGGAGTGGCACAGACGCAAGCACAGATATACGGCACTGACATTCAAGCTTACACTGCCAAGCTTGGTGGTGAAAAGGTCAAGCTTGAGATGCACGAGGCGGCGCTACGCGGCGAAGCTATCAAGGCCGGTATTATGCAGACCGAAGCTGGTATCTATGAAACCGATGTACGGGCAGCACTGGCACAATCAGAGTCCGGTAAGCTTATGCTTGCCAGCTTTGAGGCGCAGATTAAAGCCAAGCAAGCTGAGCTTGGTATTGGTGAGACGCAGGCAAGAATATACAGCAGTGATATCGATGCGTACAAAGCCCAGAATGACGCGCAGAAAGTGAAGTTTGACGCCTTTGATAGTCAAGTAAAAGCGGAAACCGCTAAGGCTGAAATCTATGACAGCACCGTAAGAGCGTTTGCCAGTCGCGTACAAAGCTATGCTTCAAAAAATGATGTCAAAGTTAAGCAGGCGCAGATTAATATTGATGCCGCTCGCGCTTATGTAACCACATACCTTGCGGATGTTGATGGGTTTAAAGCAGAGCTGCAAGCAGGGCTTGGTGAGGTGCAATACAATACACAGGTATTCCAAGCGCAGGTTGAGGGCTGGCGCGCACAAGTGGCGGCCAATACTGCCGACAGTGAGATGCAATCACGCTATGCGGATATGAACACGCGCACCAACTTGGCTTATGCTGAGATGCAGATGAGCGAGTACAATGCCAAGGTCAGTCAAGCGCAGGAGCAAGCACGTATCGCGCTAGAGGCGGCTAAAGCTACTGGTCAATATACCGCACAGCTTGCAGCAGGGGCAATGAGTGCCGCGCACGTATCAGCGAGTATTAGCGGCTCAGGTAGTGCGGGCATCTCGTCGAGCGATAGCGAAAGTGAATCAACCAGTCATAACTATAGTTACTAGCCAGCGCAAAAACAAAAGCCCTGCATGATTGCGGGGCTTTTTATTGTCAAAAATTAATACTTAGCGCGTTTAATTACACTGCATCTGACCGCCGATATTTTGGCAAACCCCGCCCGTAGATGGAAAGTAAGTCTCGCCAGCGCCCTTATTGTATCTTGTGCCGTCTGTGCCCCAGCAACCAGCGCCATCGCAATTCACAATAGCACTCGGTGCAGTGTTGTTGATAATAGGAGCGCTGTACTGATAAGGCTGGTCATTACTTGGTGTGTAATAAGTCGGCGCGCGCACCACGCTTTCAGTGGGCGATGTTTCTAGTAAGGTGTTTTGATAATCATAACGGCTGACATAATCTGTGCTTTGACTTTCATACTCACCGGCAAAGCTGTCTTGTTCAGAATCAAGCGACGACCTACTGTTCTCTGCCACAAATCTTGCAATTTCTTGCCGACGTATTTCATCATCTGCTATTTGCTCTTGCAGCCAAGTATCGCTTTCTTGTGCGTAGGTATCTGCAAATCCATCAACCTCATTATCATCGTCGCCATAATTTTCAAGATAGGGGCTAGACGTATCATCTTGTTGTGGCACATAAACAACTTTAGTTTTTTCAAGCAAGGAGGGTATGACAACAGAAGCAATGATACCTATAAAAGCTATAGAGCCAATGGCTATGAAGTATCTTTTAAAAGCGCTCTTTTCTTGATCATCTAATTCATCTTTGGGCATGAAGTAAAAAGCTATGTGAACAAACGGGCTAAAAACCACTGCCGCAATAGCCAACAAGGAGCTGTATCCCCACATAATCCTAACGGTTTGAAATAAATACCAAAGCGCGACCACAGTGATGACGATACTTGCAAAACCTAGTATATAAATAACAACAGCTTCCATGTCCTGCCCACCCCTATAAGGTTTTAAGAAACTTAGTATATCCGCCATACTCATCTAAAGTCTAATTGAATTATAGGTGATGGTTATGGCATTTGGAGCAATGGGTGGCGCAGGTGGCTCTTGGGATGATGAAGAGAAAAAGAAAAGAGAGCGATTGCGTAACACGAATAGCGTTCTAGGTATCAGTGGTATTGGTCAGATGGCTAACGAAGCGGCTGCGCGTAACAAAGCCTCACAAGAAATTAGAACGCCTTACAACTCTACGGCAGAATCGCGTGCCAGCAATGCAGCGCTTCTAAATAAAATAGGGGTCGATCCAACCAACCCATACGTGAAGGGCGTGCCTAAACCCGAACCAGCTAATAACTATCCTTCTGTTTATGCTGGCAAGCAACAATCAATACCAGAGGAAGCAATATCTGGCACCTACGTTGAGCAGCCACAGCAGACCACACCGCCACGCATCGGCTTTAATCCCGTAAATAATCCGCAAGCTATTAAAAATAATGGCTCAGGATTCCGTATGCCAAACGCGCCGCGCCGCACCATGGCTGAACAACAAGAGCGTCAAGCCTTGCTCCGTGATGCTAGTACCGCACATAAAGGCGCGCAGAATGGACAGCTTACCGCCAGTCAGATGCAGCTACGAGCTGGCATTGTTAGCGCTGATGATAAGTATAAAAACGATCAGTACGGCGCACAGCTCGGTGCAGCAAGTCAGATGGCGCAAGCGCAAATGTCGCAAGATGGTGCCAATCAACGTGCCGTCTTAGGTGAGGCTGGCACCAATGCTCGCTTAAACTCTCAGCTTGGTTTTGATGCGGATAAGTTTCAACAGACAGCCGCCGCAGAACAGCAGAGATCTGGACTTGATGCTCGCCGCTTAGATATGGAGCAGGCCAATAATGACGTGGCGAATTTTGCACCGAAGCAGCTTAACGCCTTGTATGAGAAATTCGATGCCGCACAAAGCGACGAAGATAGAAGCGCAATCGCTAAGCAAATTCAGGCGCTAAAAGGAACAGCCGATAAGAAAAGCAAACCTATTGTTATTACTCAAACAGGTGAATCGCCATTACCAGGCGACTTGGGCGGCGTTAAGAAAAACCCGTCTATTATTTACGACCCTGATAGCAATGAGTTTATCGACCTACCGAAAAAGGAAATCAACTTCTCTGATCCCGAAGTCCTTGCCATCGTAGGCAATCGAGATTTAAGTGATGAAGAAATGCAAGCCCAGATTGCCGCCCTATACAGTTAAGGTAAATACCAATGAGTGATTATAAAGACGACAAAGACCCAGCATTGGAAGCAGCTCGCCAGCGCAGCCAACAGATAGCTCAATTCATTAAAGAGAATCGCGCCGCACCAAACAAAGGGATTGGTGGGCATATACGTGACCTAG